GAACGGTGGCGATTCGCAGAACGAAGCGATGCGTACTGGTTATGTTGGAACTATCGCGGGCATCAATGTCTACGAGTCAGCTAACGTAGTTATCGATGGCGCAGGAGATGCTAAAGGCGCTGTATTCGCTCCAGAAGCAATCATGATCGCCATGAAGCGTGACTTCAATATCGCTCCACAGCGTGATGAGTCCCTTCGTGCCTTCGAGCTTAACGCCACTGCTGTATATGGTGTTGCAGAGCTTGATGATGCGTTCGGAATTGAGCTTCTTTCTGACGCGGTACTGTAAGACTATACCCACCTCTTTCGGGGGGTGGGTTTTTTACTGAGGTAAGTAATGGCATATTCTAGCGATGCAGATTTATTAAAACTGATTCCCGATATTCTCGATCTAGGTATCGAGTCTTTTGTATTGGAACACCCAAAAGCACAAGCTGACATTCAGCGAGAATTGCGTATTAAGTGGTGGCCTAGAAAGAACATATCAGGCGAGATGGATAACACCAAGCTAACCGCTACCCAGTTTACTACTGTCAGTGCTTACCTAGTGCTTTGGCGTTATGCTTTACCCCAGTTGACTAACTGGACAGAGGGCGATCGGTTCGGCAATATGATCGAATTCTACAAGGCTCGTTATGGCGAAGAGCTTGAATCAGTGTTAGCTGATGGCGTTGATTATGACGCTGATGGTGATGGGAACGTTAAAGAAGATGAGAAGCAACCTGTAGGACTGAGGTTAGACAGGTAATGGAAGTAGAGTTAGGCCACGATGCGATAGATGTTTCCAAAAGAATTGGAAAGAAAGGCATAGAGCTTAAAGCAAGCGTTAAAAAGGCTTTGTTAAAAACTGCTTTGCAAGGCATCAACATCATTGAAGATAGGACTAAAAAAGGTAGAGGGCTTAAAGGCTTCTTTCCTAAATACAGTCCAAAGTATCTTGCCTTTCGCGCAAGCAAGGGTCGTGGAAAAAATGTGGATTTGCAATTCACTGGGCAGATGTTAGGTAGTATTACTGCTGTGGCAACAAGTAACTATGCGGAGATTTACTTTTCGCGTGGTGCAGAAGCTAAGAAGGCGGCAATGGTAAGTAAGAAAAGACCGTTTTTTGGTTTCAGCAGACGAGAGAAAAAGCAATTAGGCGAGATATTCTTTAAGGCACTAAAATGAGCGTAAGAGAAAGCATTGCAAACAACTTGGTGACTACACTTAAAGCGGTTAAAACGCCAGTAGACATTAAGTACGTTACTCGCGAACCGTTTGATTTCACTAAGCTATCAAGCGCACAATTCCCTGCTATCCTTGTGCGTAGTGCAGGAGAGGATAGAGCAGACAGTAGCATAGGCGGGTCAATCACTCAGCGTATGGCTACTATAAATTATGAGCTTATCTGCTATGTTAAAGGGTCGGTAATCGATTCGGCTAGGAACAACATAATAGAGGCTATAGAAGAGGGTCTTGATGTAGATCGTTTGCGTGGGGGTTTTGCCCTAGATACGCAGATGACTCAGATCGAGATCGATGAAGGTTCTATTGATCCCATTGGTGGGGTCATTATTACAGTACGCGTTTTGTATCAATACACTCGCGGCACAACTTAACTTAAATTAGAGGTAAATATCATGGCGACTAAAACAGGCGCATCTGGAATAGTAAAAGTACAAGTCTCAGGCACGACTGTTGCCGTGGTAGGCGAAGTACGTTCTTTCACGTTTGAAGGCTCTGCGGATACAATTGAAGATTCAGTAATGGGTGATTCAGTACGAAGCTACAAGCAAGGTTTAAAAACTAACACCGTATCACTAGAAGTATATTGGGATGAAGCGGATGCACAGCAACTAATCCTAGATGAGGGTACAGATGTTGATTTTGAAATCTATCCTACTGGATCAGGCACTGGCGAGACTTTCTTTACTGGTGGCGGCATTGTTACTTCCCGCTCCATTAGTGGCGCATTTGATGGAATGGTTGAAGCTAGTTTCAGCATTCAGTGCAGTGGGGCGGTTGTAGAAGCTCAAGTTTAATAACATAAGGAAAAAACCATGGGATTAGCAAAAGAGTTACGAGGCAGAAGAAAGTTAAAAGCGCGTGAAGTATTAGTGCCAGAATGGGGTGACGAATCTGGAGCATTTAAGTTGTATTGCAGAAGCATTACTTGTTACGACTTAGACCAGTTGCAGAAGAAGCACCCCAACTTTCTTAATAACACTACCATCGGTGCAATGGTTGACCTGATCTGCATGAAAGCAATTGATGAAGGCGGTGATAAACTGTTTACATCTGCCGAAGATCGGATGGACTTGATGGGTGAAGAGACTAATGTAATTTCTGAAATAGCAAATCAAATGTTTGCAGACATTGAAACAGCAGAGGCGCTTGAGGGAAACTAAAAAGCGATCAGTCAAGGATGAACCTGCTTTCCTTGGCTGACCGCCTTCACATTACAATAGAAGAAGCAGAAGATATGCCGTTAAACCATTTTCACGAATGGATGGCCTACTTTAGAATACAGAGCGAATCTAATGGCTGAAAATGTAAATATTGTAATTAAGGCTTTTGACAAATTTGAAGGTGTCTTTGCGGGCGCTAGAAAAGGTCTTGCCAAAATAGGCATGGCCGCTGAGAAAGTTAAAAAACGATTTCCTGCATTGACCAAAGCCATTGGCGGGATGGCAACATTAGCAAAGAAAGCATTCAAAGCTGTTGTGGTTGTAGTGACTGCGGTTGCTACTGCAATGACTGCCCTTACCATATCGTCCCTTAGATCGGGCGACCAATTAGCTAAAACAGCCGATAAGATCGGTATGACTACCGAAGCCTTGGCAGGATTGCGTCACGCGGCAGAGCTTACAGGCGTATCTGCGGGTACGATGGATATGGCAATGCAACGGCTCACAAGGCGAGTTAGTGAGGCGGCAAACGGCACAGGTGAAGCTGTAGGCGCATTGCATGAGCTTGGTATTAACGCCTCAGAGTTAGAGCAGTTGCCCTTAGACGAGCAGATGAATGTCATTGCTGACTCTATGGCTAAAGTAAAAAGTCAATCAGACAAAGTTCGATTGGCTATGAAGTTGTTCGACTCAGAAGGTGTCGCGCTTGTAAACACATTAGCAGGTGGCTCTGAGGGTCTGGCTAAGATGGCGGCAGAAGCCAACGTGCTTGGTCTTGCTTTAAGTCGTGCTGATACTGCCCAGATAGAAGCGGCTAATGATTCTATCACTAGGGCTAAAGCTGTATTCACTGGTCTAGGCAATCAATTAGCTGTTGCTTTTGCTCCTATTATTGAAACCGTAGCAAACCTATTTAGACAATCCGCTGTAGACTCTGCTGAGTTTGGCAATGTTGGTCAAAGAGTGGCTGATGCTTTAGTGACAGCGTTTGCTAAAGTTCAGGGCGCGTTACATGCCATGTCGATCTTAACTAAGCAAACCAAGTTAGTTTTTATGCAACTTGCTGTTTTTGTTGGAAAAGAATTAATAGATTCAATTCGTCCGTTTATTTCGTTATATGACATCGTTGCTGAAAAGTTAGGCAAGCCCATAATTGGCGAAGGCATCACAGGCTTTTTTGATGACGCAGTTAGTAGCATTAATGAGCTAAAAACAGAAATAGAAACAATGCAAACCTTGAATCCTGCTGAAGGGATTCTTGCCGCTTATGAACAAATAAAGATAGCCTCTAGAGAAACAGCGGAAGTAGTAGCCGCAAATTCTCCTGCTGTGATATTAGCGGCAGAAGGCCAAAAAATGGTTAAACAGGAATCATTCCAAGATAAGGTTAAAAAGAAGGCCGCTATTGACCTAGCTAAATTTACCGCCTTAACTGAAACTGAAAAGACACAACAAATTACTGGTCAATTGAGTAAGCAGTTTGCCGCTTCCGCAGGTCACAGTAAAAAAATGTTTGCTATGCAAAAAGCAATGGCTATCGGTGAGGCTATTATGAACACCTATGCAGGAGCATCTAAAGCATTAGGCGCGTACCCGCCTCCAATAAATTACGTTATGGCGGCAGGTGTTGTTGCGGCAGGATTGGGTCAAGTTGCTCAAATACGTTCGCAATCTTTTGATGGTGGTGGTTTTACTGGTAATGGTTCGCGTTCTGGTGGTGTAGATGGGAAAGGTGGATTCCCTGCAATCTTGCATCCAAACGAAACCGTTGTAGACCACACCAAAGGTCAAGGTATGGGCGGTGCAGTAACAATTAATATAATGGCAAATGACACTAAAGGTTTTGACCAGTTATTACAATCAAGAAGGGGTCAAATTATTGGCATGATTAACCAAGCTATGAATAATAAAGGAGCGGCAAGCCTAACATGAGTGGAACATACCCAACCACCCCTAGCTTTAGCTCAGTAGGATTTTCTTCAAAATCATATAACCTTATGAGTGAAAGTCTGTCTGGTCGCACACAAGTACGGCATATAGGCGGTCAACGCTTTGAGTTTAAAGCAACATACCCGCCAATCACAGCTACAGAGTTTGCGCCTGTTAATGCTTTTATTATGGCTCAAAATGGCATGGCTGAGACATTTCAGATAGTGCTTCCAGAAATCAGTGTTAAATCAGGTAACGCTACTGGCACTGTAAGCACAACCGCATCTGCATCTATTGGCGCAACTACCGTAGCGATTGATGGGTTAAGCGGAACATTAAAGGCGGGCGACCCGATTAAGTTTGCCAACCACTCTAAAGTCTACATTATAGCTTCTGACAGGGCAGGGAATGGTACGCTTACATTCTACCCTGCGTTACGATCAGCATTAGTCAATAATGAAGTGCTTACTTACAATAACGTGCCGTTCACAGTTCGACTGCAAAACGACATCCAGAAATATACATTAGGGCTTGCTTCTCTGGTAAAGTACGAAGTTGATTTTATTGAGGCAACATAATGAGAACAATCAGCGCGGCTACTGTATCTGCCTTAGAAAATGACAACTTTAATCTTGCCACGTTGATTCAATTTGAGTTTTCTACCAACATTCGCTTAACTGATTGGGATAGAAACTTAACTGCTTTATCTAACACATGGGTAAGTAGTGCCAACGTGCTATCGTTTGGCTCATCTTCTGAGTCCTCAGACCTTGCGGTGAACGGTATAGATATTACGTTGAGCGGGGTTGAGCAAACTTATGTCGCTATATTCTTAACCAATAATTACATTGATGTCCCAGTTAAACTATACAGGGCTGTTTTAAACAGTGCTGACGTTGTTATAGGCGATCCCATTTTAGTGTTTGACGGATTAATAACAAGTTTTGCTATTGAAGACACTGAAGATTCTAGCGAGATTAGCATTACAACTGCATCACACTGGGCTGATTTTGAAAAGTTAAACGGCAGAAAAACCAACCATAACTCACAAGTGTTGCATTTCCCTAACGATGAAGGTTTTGAATTTGCGGCTAAAACAATCAAAGATTTAAGGTGGGGTAAAGCATAATGGTGGCATGGTGGGTAGTAGCGGCATTATTTGTAGTATCAGCGGGCATTAGCTATTCAGGAATGCAGTCTGCCAAGAAGCAAGCCAAGAAAGCGGCTGACGCAATGGCAGGTGTTCTGATTAACAAAGAATCAAACATTGAACCTTTGCCTGTTATCTATGGCACTAGAAGGGTGGGTGGTGTTCGTGTTTTTGTATCTACTAAAGATGTTAGTGGTGGTGATAAAAACGAATTCTTGTATATTGCTTTGGCTTTATGTGAAGGCGAAGTTAATTCTATTACTGACATTCGCATTGACGATAAACCTATAACCGACAGCCAATATTCAGGGTTACATACAATCAACGTGCATCTTGGCGCTGATAACCAAAATTACGACCCACTGCTAACTGAAGCAAATGCGGGGTGGACTTCTTCACACAAGTTAAGCGGAGTTGCATATCTTGCTATCAAGTTAAAATGGGATGCTGACGCTTTTGGTGGAGTGCCTGAAATTACAGCATTAGTGCAAGGCCGTAAAGTTTATGACCCAAGATCACCAAGCGCGGCTAATGCTTACAGTGACAACCCTGCTTTGTGCATTAGAGATTATTTAACTAACGCAAGATTTGGTAAAGGTTTGCCATCTTCAGCTATCGATGACACTGCATTTTCAACAGCGGCCACTGATTGTGATACAAGCGTTACATATTACACCAATGGAACAAATGGAAAGATATTCCAAACTCACGCTGTACTTCAAACTGATGAAACAATATTTTCTAACATTAAAATAATGCTCCAAGGGTGTCGTGGTTTCTTGCCATTTACTCAAGGTAAGTATGGTTTAAAGATAGACAAGTCATCGTCCAGTGTTTACGCATTTACTACCGACACAATTATTGGCGGCATTTCTGTAAAGGGTGAAGAAAAGAAAGATAAATTCAACAGGGTTATCGTAAAGTTTCCTAATGCTGATGTTCTTTACCAACCAGACCAAGCTGTTTGGCCTGACGCAGGTTCTTCTGAAGAGACTGCTTACCTAGCCCAAGACAACGGAACACTGCTTGTCCAAAACCTTGATCTTGAGACTGTAACCAATTATTACGTAGCTAGGGATTTAGCTAGGGTTATGTTGTTAAGATCGCGTAACTCGCTTAGAACGTCATTCAGAGCCTCTAGTGAGGCTATTCAACTTAGTGTTGGAGATGTGGTAAATATTACGCATCCAACTCCTGCTTGGACGGCTAAACCTTTTCAGATTGAAGAGATTACGCTAAATTATGATGGAACGTGCAACATTAATGCTGTTGAATATGATCCTTCAATATACACCTATGATACGTCTGCTCAAGAAACTGTTTACCCTGACACTGATCTGCCGAATCCGTTTTTTGTAGCACCTCCGCGCAGTCTATCCGCTACCGCAAGCACTAGCGTTGCTTTGGATGGAACAATCGTTACGTCAATAAATTTAGCTTGGTTAGCAAGTTTAGATTCTTTTGTTAATCAATATGATGTTCAGTTCAGCACAGACAACACTAACTTCCAATCGGTAATTACTGACGAGCTAAAATATGTTATCTCGCCTGTTGAGAGTGGAGCAACTTACTACGCCAGAGTACGAGGCATTAATTCGCTAGGCGTTAAGAGTGCGTTTATTACTGCAAACCAAGGTTCTGTTGGAGATACAACTGCCCCCGCCTTGCCTACTTCTTTGTCGGCTACAGCAGGTTATAAATCCATTAGCTTAAAATGGACTAATCCTAGCGACAAGGATTTTTCTAATGTAGAGGTATATAGGTCAACAAGCTCTGGCGGTTCTTTTGTAGAAGTAGCAACTATTGGTGGCGGTTGGGGGCAAGCAACAGAGTTTCTTAATGGTGGGCTTACTGATGCAACGGCTTTTTATTATAAATTTAAAGCAGTAGATTATAGCGGTAACAGGTCAGCTTCTACTGCTGAAGTTACTGCTACTACTAACGCGGCCGCAATAAACGGTGATGATGGTAAATCTACTTTCACAGCGCCAATATTCAAACGAGCAACAAGTGCGCCATCTGCGCCTACTGGCGGCACATTTAACTTTGGCACAAATACCTTAACAGCCCCTACAGGTTGGTCAACAACTGTACCTTCTGGAACTGATCCAATTTATCAGGCAAACTTTCAATTCTCCATATCGGGTGACACTGGTACAGTTACAGCAGGTACTTGGTCAACGCCTGTTGTAATTGCAGAGAATGGTGGTGATGGTACAGATGGATTAAGTACGTTTGTATTCCCTGTTTATAAAAGATCGGATGGCGCACCAACGGCCCCTTCTGGCGGTTCATACGATTTTACAAATAACGAAATAACCGCACCTAGCGGGTGGTCTTCTTCTGTTCCGTCAGGGACTGATCCCATTTATGTATCAACAACTCAAGCTCAAATCAGTGGGGCAACAGGTACAGATTCGTCGCTTACATGGACTTCGCCAATCTTGTTTGTACAAAATGGAATTTCTGGAAGTGATGGAAAGTCTACATTTACAGCACCAATATTTAAAAGAGCCACGAGCGCACCTTCTGCACCTAGTGGTGGTAGCTTTAATTTCGGGAATAACACATTAACCCCGCCTACTGGTTGGGCAATTGCTGTACCTTCTGGAACTAATCCAATCTACCAAGCAAATTTCCAGTTTTCTATATCTGGTGACACTGGGACTGTTACGGCAGGAACATGGTCTACCCCTGTAATTATTGCTGAAAATGGTGGTAATGGTACAGATGGATTAAGTACATTTACATTTGCTGTTCACAAGCGCGCATCATCTACCCCTAGCTCTCCCTCTGGTGGCTCGTATAACTTTGGCACTAATGAAATTACTGCTCCTAGTGGGTGGTCTGAAGCTATTCCTAGTGGCACTGACCCTATTTATATCTCCTCTACAAGAGCGCAAATAAGCGGAGCAACAGGTACAGATTCAAGTTTAAATTGGACAGCCCCTATAGTATTTGCAATAAACGGTGACAATGGTGGCGATGGAGTAAACACTGCTCCTGTCTATGCATATAAAAGATCGTCTTCAACTTTAGCTTCTACTAACAAACCAACTGATGCACAAACATGGACTTTTGCCGACGCTTCTTTTGGTGATAATGATTTAGGTAATGGATGGACAGGAGATATTCCAACAGGCAATGATGATCTTTATATTTGTGCGGCTGTAGCGTCTTCTACAAGCACAACATATGAAGTAGTTGCGGCAGATTGGTCTGCGCCTCAAGTGTTGGGTACTAAAGGCATTAATGGAACAAATGGTTATAATACTGCTGTTGTTTATGCATATAAAAGATCAGCGTCAACAGTAACGGATAAGCCAGATGAAGATAGAGTATGGACATTTAGCGATGGAACTTGGGACAACAATGTTTTAGGAAATAGCTTTACTGGAACAATACCTTCAGGAACAAATGATCTTTATGTTTGTACTGCTGTAGCCGCATCTCAAAGCTCAACCGATACCGTTACAGGAACAAGCGATTGGGGGTCGCCACAATTACTAGCTTTAAACGGTATAAATGGAGCCGCAGGGCCACGAAACGCACAAGGGTTTTTGTATTACTCTGTTTCAGGTTCTCAACCTTCAGCACCAACTGCTACATCATTTAACTTTTCCACTGGATCTTTTAGCGGATTAACAGCTAATTGGTCAAGAACACCCCCTGAAATCACAGGCGGTGACGCGGCTTATTGGGCAACTAGCTTTACAGTTGTTGAAGCAACGTTAAATGGCAATCAAACTAAAACATTTAGCACCCCATTTTCATCGTTTGCCTTTGATGGATTAGTGACGTTTTCTAACTTGAATGATGAGTTGGCTGACGGCACTAGCGGTAGTGAGATTACAACGATTAATGGTGCAAGAATTCAAACAGGTACGTTAGACGTTTCTCAAGTAAACATCTCAGGTACAACTCAAAGTAATTTTAATCTTCAGTCAGCAGGAAGTGGCTCACGCATGAAGATTACAAACGACACAATTGAGATTTATGAAGGCTCTGTGCTTAGAGTAAAGATAGGCAATTTG